ATGGCACTGAGCCGGTAAATGGCGGATCGTAAGTAACGCTGCAAGCGTCGATCACTGCTTCTTTGCCAGTGCCGTCTGGGAAGTTGTAGACCATCGAGCCCTTGCTGTCCTGCACCAGGATGCTGAAATTTGCGCCATCGACGTAGATCTGGGCTGGTGTGCCTGCACGTGAGACGTAGCCGTTGAGCGTGCGCAAAGGCTGTGGTGCAACAATTGTCAGCGCAGCATCAAAGTACGCCACGACAGGGTTTGTCTGCGGGTTGAGATTGGCCTCGCCAATCCAGATGTAACCGTTTTCCAATGGCTGACCATCACGGCCTTGAAAGACCGGGAAGGGGACTTGAACTGAGAGTGCGGACATTTACTGGTTCTCCTGGATGGTGGATTGTCGCTCAAGGCTGCACGGGTGGCAATGCGTTGAGGGCGTCATTGATCTTGGCCTTGGTGCGCCCTTCCTGGCGCATCTTGATGATCTGGCGAAGGCCAGAGGCCACTGGCAATGGCAGACCTGTGAGCGCACCAGTTGCACCAGCTTCGGCCATGGCCGCGAGCAATGTTCCCGCTGTGCCTGAGCTGTTGACCAGTGTGCCTGGTGGCACTGTGGTGACGTAGCGCACGACGTCATCAAGGTCACGCACGATCTGTGCGTTTTTCTTGCCCAGGATGACGTCCAAGCGGCCATTGGCATCAAGTGCCTGGACGGATTGGTGCAGTTTGGCTGGAGAGATCAAAGGCCGGTCTTGCGAGTCCATGCCCATGCCTTTGGTGGCCTCGTCTCTGAGGTGTCGCACGGTAGCGCCTTGCAGCTCTTTGAGGGCTTGCTGGCCATCTTTGCCGCTGGTGACCAAGACACGTTTCAGAAACGTGATTTCCTCTGGCGATGAATTCAGGATCGACTTGCGGAAAACTTGGTCGGCTGCGACCTGGGGATCTTCCATGCCTTTGCGGTTTTTGATGAGACGAGCGACGATGGCGCGGTTCTCGAACTTGCGAGCCTGGTCCAGACGGATCTGTCGGGCCTTCTTGTAGAGGTCACCGCCCAGGCCTTCGGTCTCAACGTCGAATGCGCGCTTGAGGCTTCCGCCGTGGAACTGATCTGCACCCTCAAACCCTGCACGCTGGAAGGTCTGGCGCAGGCTTTCTGCCTGTTTGAGGGTGATGGGCTGGGCCACGAGCCTGCCGTCGGCATCTGGGACTGCTGCGCCGATGGCAATGGCCTTCTGCTGTGCTGCCTTGAGGATGGGGGCCAGATCGCCTTCTGGAATGTTCTCGTTGATGTAGTCCACGACCGAGCTGAGGGTGACATTGTTCTCCAGCTCGCCAGCGTTCTCGGCTGCTTTGTAGGCGGCACGGGTTTTGTTCTTGGCTGCTGTAAGGCCTTCGGTTAAGGACTTGACGACAGCGCCGCCCGTGGACGACAAGTCCATGAGCTGGGCGTCGGTCATATCGACCAGGGCGTCAAAGTTCTGCAAGGCTTGCAGGTTGTTTTCCTCGGCACGCTGGCGCAGTGGGCCGCCCAGGTCGCTCTTGATCTGTTCTTTTTCAAAGGCCAGCTGCTGTGCGTCCCTGGTGGCCGCGCCTTTGGTGAGTTGCACCGGCACCGGAAGGCTTTCGGCCGTCGTGGTGCGTCGCAATGTTTCTGGTGTGGCTGCTGCTCCGCCTGAGACCCGTGCGCCTGCTGCTGGGGCTGTGGTGACTACGGATGGGGTCTCCATGCCCAAGGTCTCGCGCACGGCTGTGGTGGCCGCTTGCACTGGCCTGGCGATGGCTTGGCCTGTTGCTGTTGCTGCGCGTTGGCCTGCTGCGCCTGCGATCTGTCGAGCTGCACCGACTGTTGGGGCTGCGGTGCGTGCGGCTTGCATCACAGCGCCAGGAGCTGCAATTGCTGGAAGGACTGGAGGCAGGACGTTGGCCAGGACTTGGCCCACGGCTTGCACCTGCTCTTGGCCAGCTTGAGTGCGTGGCTGGTAGGTGAGCGCCTGTGCGCCTGCGGCTGCGGCCTTCTCGACCGCACGCACGGCTTCTGGTGTGCCGAACTGACCGGACAGGATCTGCTGGGACAAGCCCTGGAGAGTGCCAGCCAGTGTGCCGAGTGTGCCACCGACTGCGCCAGTGCCAAGGGTCAGGGCTGTTTCTCCAGCGCCGACGATCTGATCCATCACGCCTGGCTGCTGTGGTGCTGGTGCGTTCTGCTGCTGGAAGGTGGCGGTCGTTTCTTCGCCCTTGGCCAGCTCGTAGGCTTTGGCCACGGTGTCAAACTCAGGAGTTCCGCGCTTGGCAGAATTCTTGACGATCCAGGCTGCGTATTCGTCAGCTGTTGCCATTTATTGACCTCCGCGCAGGATTGCGTCAGCTTGCGACCGGATGTTTGCTGCTGGGGCTGCTGGCCGTGGCGTGCGATCTGTGGGGATCTGATTCACCAGACTGGTCTGCTGTGTTGGGTCGTAGCGCTTGGAGACATCACCGACGATGCGCTGGGCAAAATCGTTGAAAGTCTCGCCCGGCTTGGTGGAGTAGTCGCCAGCAACAAATGTGTTTTTGGCCCGTGTGAGCGTGCCGTTGTTCTGGGCGAGCCAGTCTGTTTTAGCGTTGTTGATGGATGCGTCAACATCTTGCAGCTTGGCCATGCCACGCAAAAAGCTAGACAAGTCACCAGCAGATGCGTTATCGCTCGGAAAGCCCTTCAGGGCCATTGCAATGTCTTTGTCTGTGGCTGGGCCTGGTGGCAAGGACTTGATGGCCGCCGTGTTGCGAAGGCGTGTGTATTCCTGGCGCAGTTGCGTCATACCGCCTTGGAAGCCTGCGCCCTTTTTCAAGAAGTCTGAGGCGCTAGAGAAGACACCATAACCACCGCCAGATGCGTCAAGGCGTTTTGCCAGGTCGTTGAACTGGTCGGCAGATTGCTTGGAAGTTGCCGCCAGCGTCGCAGACTCGTTAATCAGCTTACGAGTGTCCGATGGGATGTCATTCAGATTCTTTTGGATGCCAGACAATTTTTCCGCTACCGTTGCTGCCGTTGTCTGTTGGTCAAGATTCAAACGTGCAGCGCGATCACCGATCTGGCTTTTCAAATTCTTGACATCCCAGCCCGTTTTCTCCAAATTGGCAAGCTCAACTTTTTCAGCATACTGGGCCTGCACTTTTGCTTTTTGAGCATCTGCCGTAGCTTTGGCCGCATCCGCTGCTGCTTTTTCTGCTGCATTGGTAGCTGTTGCCTGAGCTGTAACAGCATCAGCTACTGCTTTGTCTGCTGCTGCGATCTTGGTGCGCAACTCTGCCGGGGCTTGTTCTTCGGCGCGTGCTGTGCTTGAGGCCTTGTCAATGTTTTCAAAGAATTCCTTTGCTCCTGGAATGCCTGCTGTGCGAGCTGCCAAAGACTTGAAAACAACACCGGGGCCGCGCTGAGGGTCTGCTGCTGCTTCGGCCATTTGCTCGAATAATGTTGCGTCTTCTGGATCTCCGCTGTTGCGTGCAGCCACTGCACGATCTTGCAACAACTGAATTCCTGTTTGTGGATTGGATTGCAGTGCGGACAAGATCTGGCCGCTGGACTTGAGCACGCCTTGCTGCTGCTCTTTGCTGATGCCTTCCATGTAGGGCAAGAATGCCTTGGACTGCTCTGGCGTGAGTAATGAGGCGTAGCGTGCAGCGTCACGCATTGTGGGGTTTGGATTCGTAAAGAATCGCGCCTGCTCCTGCGCGGCCAGTTGCTGCTGCTGTTGCTGGCGTGCTACGAGTGCACGCTGGGCCTCAAGGTCTGCCAGGCCTGCGCCGATCTTGACGCCCTGCAAAGCCTGGCCAAAAGGGTCTGCGACTTGCTGAAGGTAGTTGATTGGTTGCATGTTTTAGAACTCCAAAGATCCCATGAATTCGCCAGAGATCGGGTTGACTGCTCCACCACCTTGAAAACTTCCACCGCCACCAAAACCACCGCCGAACAGTTTGCCAAAGCCGCCAGAGCCTTGGAGAGCACCAAATGCTTGGCCGATGCCGCCAGTCAGTGCGCCTTGTTGACCGAGGATGCCACCGGCTTGTGCTTGTCCTTGTCTGCCGAGAAGGGTGGCGATGTTGCTGCCTGTGGACATTCCAGCGTTTCCGACACCGGCTGCTGCGTTCTGGCCAATGGCGCTCAAACCACCAAGGCGGTTGTATTGCTGTTCGATGAGACCTGAGAGCAAAGCAGGGCGAAACTGCGCCAGTGCGCCTTGCACGTTGCCACCACGAAGGCCACCAGTTGCGGATGCGTTTTGAAGGATGGCGTTTTCGCCCTGTTGCTGGAGGGCTTGAAACTGTGGGCTTCCTTGCAGGGCTTTGATGGCTTGCTGCTGTGCACCTGGTGCGCCCATGCCGAGCAATGCTTGCTGCTGCGTGAGTGCTCCAGTGCCTGCTTGCACGTAGGGCTGCAAGAGCTTTTGGATCGCATCAAACTGTCGGCGCTGTTCGTCGATTCCTGCTTGTGCTGATTGCTGCTGTGCTTGTGAGGCTTGGCCAACGGCTTCTTCGCCTTCGATCGCTCCACCGAGACCAGCGCCAATTACGCCACCGATGCCTGGCAATAAAAAGTTGCCTGCGATGCCGCCTAGAGTGCTAAGTAAACCCATAAAAACACCTCAATATTCATTGGATGCCGCTGGTAGCATTTTCCTCAGCGGCTTGATTTTCCCACATTTTGACGACTCGTCAATCTTCCATCTCGAATTCGCGCTCTTCCCAGGCTTGGCAAGCACGCAGGTCGTGGCAGATGAAGTCGAATTTGGTGCAGTAGCCACGGAAGCCTGCATTGGTGTCCCATGCGTTGCGCGGGATGCGCTCCATCTTGGCTTGGGTCATGGTGCTGTTGTCGTAGTACTCGCAGTTGGAGCAGCGACGACGACGGGCTTCTTTCTCGTCCACTTGCATGGCCTGGCCTAGCGCGACCCAGTAGACCTTATTGGCTGTGGGTTCGTTGCTGGGGTTTTCTGGGCCGAGCATCCAGTCGTCGATCACCACTTGGGTGTTCTTCTTGTTTTCGGCTGCGGTGATGAATTCCTCCTCGACCGGCAGGCCCATGAAGCCCTTGGGCATCATCATGAATTTGTCCATGCTGTTTCTCCTTTAAGTGATTTCGCGGCCCGAGGCGCGGATGGTCAGTGATGCTGATGCGCTGGCGATGGTGCTGATGTAGCCGCTAGGTTCAAGCGCCTGGCCGACCAACTCTGGGCAGGTGTAAGTCTCATCGGGTGCGATGGCGCGTGTGTCCAGAATCAGGTTGTTTGCACCTGGGCTGCCGCCGCTTGTCACCAGGTTGACGCTGATCGTGACGTTGCCTGCGCTGGTGTTGGTCACAGTGAATTTGTCGATGATGGCTTTGCAGTTCACTGCTGTGTACTGCGTGGTTTGGCTGTTCTCGGCCTGCTTTGCTGGGATCAGCACCTTGATTGAGACGGTCATGATCTGTCCTTACTGTTGAACTTGGGTGACGGAAAGCACCACCGCTGGGGCGGCTGGAGCAAATGCGGTGGCTGCCACGCTGTCCACGGTAACGTTGGTGCTGTCGGCTGCAAAAGCCAGCTCGACGTATTCGTTGGCGGCAAGAGAGACGGTTTCGTTGAGCGCAATCGGAATGTAACCGTTGTTGATGTCTGAGGTGACAAGGCGTGCGCTGTTGGCGATGGCTGTGCCGTTCTTCTTCCACCAGACCCAGATGTTTTTGGATGATGAGCTGCCGCTAGTCAGTTGCACGGTGGCATCGAACTGGTAGAGGCCGGACTCAGGAACGATGATCTGGCTGGTGGTTCCGCCGATAGTCACACCGTTGCTGATCTGCGTGTTGTCGAATGTGAGCAGGTATTCGGTGTTGATGACGGCAGGCGTTTGGTCTGTGGTCTTGGTGAACACGCCGTAATACTGCATCTGCTGGATGGTAGGGCGCACGAAGATGATGCCAGTCGTTGCGTTTGAGGTAACGCACGCAGCGATTGGGATCACGTTGTCTGGGGCTGTTGGCTTGGTGTTGGTCAGAGCGCCTGCGACGGTGGGGCTGGCGTAGAGCAAGTCACCAGGCGAGAAGGCGCTGGTGTCAACATCACGGACGAATCCCCAAGTGGTGCAGTACCCTTTTTCTCCGCTGTCTGGCAGGTCGTGGGTCATGATGCCCAGGATGTAGAGGGTCGGCTGCGAGCCGTCTGCGAGATAGGGGGCGACCAGCAGGGCGTTGGATGTTGCGCCAGCGAAGCCGACGACGGTGCCGTTGGGGATGGTCGATCCGGTGGTGTTGCCGACACGGGCATAGGTCTCTTGGCCGATCTGCTGCGTGACGCCGTAGTCCATGCCAAGGTTGACAGTCTGGTCGGTGGTGTTCCACGCGAGACGGCGGGTCTTGCTGGTGGGTGCTGGTGATTCGCTCAGGTCAATGTAATCCGTGACCACCGAGTTGTTGTTCTGGATGACTGGGCCATTGGCCAGCAGTTCCACGGCTGCGGCAAGACGGCTGATCTGGGCCAGAGCCTCGTTTGCGGTGGCCGCTGCTGTGTCGGCCTGGTACTCGAAATCAGTGCCGGTGATGACTTGGAGCGCGTCCACGACCGAGAACAGCAGTTCAAACTGTCGAATCTGCTGCTGGTCGGTCAAAAACTGCGCGAGCTGATCGCGGGTCAGGTTGAGCCTGCGGGAGACTGGTGCGGTAGCCATCAGTATGCCAATGCCTCGATTTGTGCCTCAAGGCGAATAAAGGAAACGTGAGCATCGCTGTCGCCACGGAAGCGCTGAATTCTCCAGTTGCGCATGTGGCCCTGCTGAAACCATGCGAGGCGCTTGGCGGTATTGCCAATCGTGCCTACGCTGATGCTTTTGTCTTGACTCCAAGACAGGCCGTCTGTGCTGTAGCTGGTGCTGATCTGTGGGTTTGTTCCCAGTGCCACGCTGCCGGTCAAGCTGACCAACTCCAAACGGTTGAAGATCGCGCCGTTGCCTTCGTTGTAAGCAATGATGGTGCCGAACTCCCAGCGCACTTGCTGGCCCCAATGGTGGCCGGTGTCTTGCACCAGGTAGCCGATGACGCTGCTTTGTGGATCGCCGACCAGCCACTTGTCGTAGGCCCAGACCAGATTGCGTGCGCGGTACTGCGAGAAGCCGACTACGGTGGTGGTCAGAGTAAACCAGACCTGCTCTCTCAAGGCTTCTGATGCGGCTGCGTCGTAGACCACGGTGCGGTCTGGCAGATGCACGTATAGGTGCTGATGCGCTTTGTCGTTGCGTGCTTCTAGCTTGACGGTGGCCAGCTGCGCTTCGGTGTAGGTCAAGAGCAGTTCGTCGATCTCTTGGGTGCTGATCTTCTGGGTGGTAGCCGCAGCGCCGATGTAAATGCCTGGGGCTTCGTTGCGTCCACCGCCTAAGAAGGCGATGCGCTCCAAGTAGACGCAGCAGGCAAAGGTTCCGACCACGCCTTTTTGGATCTGTGCGCCGTCGATGCGTGCGAATGGAAACAGCTCTCCGCCTACGTTGTCGAACACCTCGATGGTGTTGCGGTTAAGGGCATAGACCTCGTTGCGTAGCTTGAGCAGGGCCACGACTGGATCTGGGTCAACCTCGGAGCTTCCGTATTTCAGCGGGTTGACACTCACGGGATCAAGCAGTTCTGTTACGACAAGACTTGTTCCATCTGTTGTCATGAAGAAACCATCAACCCAACAGACGTCCAGCACAACCCCAAGGTCTGGGTCTGTGACTTGGCGCAAGATCGGAGTGGTCGGGTTCCAATCAATCGTGGCTGGTGTTGTTACTGGTATCCAGTAATACAAACGCCCACCGCTTGCGATGGCCAAAACGTCGAAGCTGTAGTCAAATGTGACCAAAGTGTTGACTGGCCCACCGACATCTCCCAGCACAGTCACAGCGCCATCGCTGGCCACGGTCACGAGCTTGGTGCCCATGACCCGGTAGCAGATGCCCTGCCAGTTGATTCCGCCTCGGTCTGTGCCTGGGCCTGTGCCGTTGGCCACGATGCCATCACCAGGACGCAAAAAGCCGTTGCTGATGCCTGACTGCTTTGGGACTGGCACCATGTTGACCGGGTAGGCCGTGCGCAGCTCTGGGGTGGCGTCGGCATAGATTCCGTTAAGGATTGGGATTTGCATTCAGGTCACCACTTTTCTTTTGCCGACCAGTATGCGGCACTCATCTTTCCCTTAGCAATGTTCTTGGCATGTCTTGCCATGAATGATTCGCGCCGGGCTTTGTCGGCCTTGGACTCGCCCTCTTTCTTGGGTGAGCCTTTGACGCCTTGCTGACCAAACCGGATGGTTTTAATCTCGTCGCCCGACTTAGCCACAACGACGTGGCTTTTTGTTGGGTGCGATGGCGTGGCCTTGGGCTTGTTGTAGCCCGAGACCCCGGCACGGGCAAGGCGTGTGTCTTTGGTGGCCATGGCTTAGGCGACGCGATACCAGCTGTTAGTGGCTTGGTAGAAGCGCATCGTAAAAAATGCGTTTGCGGCCAGGGTGGTGGGTGCGCCGAATGCTGCTGCTGCACCGTTCAGTGCCAGGGTGAAGCTGGTGATGATCTGGGTGGTAGTGACCAGCACCTGTGTGCCGTCTGGCACGCCGGTGTTCAGAGGCAGCGTGACGGTGCCAGCGGCCAGAGTGCCAGCAGGCTGAATGACCATCCACTGCTGCTCGCTAGTGGGCGTTGGCACGGTGATGTTGAAGCCGGTGCCTGGGGTGTAGAGGTTCGTGGCCACGGTGGGGGCTGCAAAGACTTGCTGGAAGTATTGCAACAGCTGGGTGATCGATACCTTGCGTGCGTCGCCGTTGTTGGAGACGTAGACCGGCAAAAGGTCGCCGCCTGAGACCTGGCTGACACCAGAGAGTTGGTTGATGGTTGGCATGTTGATTCCTCAGTTGAATTCGATTGGGCCATCTTGACCGGCCAGGACTGGATCGACGGGCAGACGGATGAAGGGGTTGTCGTAGACGCGCCAGGGCTTGTTACCTGCGCCTGCTGGCATGGTGCTGGGCAGTTGTTGCTGCACTGGCATGGCTGCGCGAGACAGAAGCGTGTTGTACGACTCTTTGGCCGTGGCCTTGGTGTCGGGCATGACCTGCTTGCCGTAGGACGGGCCGAGCTTGATGGCCAAGTTGGTGTAGATGGCCTCGTTGGAGCTGTCGGGCACGTTGGTCTGCTCGTCGAGATCGCTGTCCTGGGGGCTGGATGGCAGAGGGTAGCCAAGGCGGATGCCGAGGGCGTTCCATGCGGCCATCTGGGTGTCCAAGCGCCGAAGGGCGGATTGCATTTGCTCTGGTGTCAGATCAAAGGCGTAAGAGGCCATGCCGATCTCGTCGAAGGCCTGCTCGATAAATTGGCGCTTGGTCCATCCCATTGTCATTCTCCAGTTGGCGCGGACAGTCTGTCCTGGATCAATTGTCCCAGTTTTTTGTCCCCAGTGCGACCGTCGAAGCGAATGCCGAGTTCTTTGGCCTTGGCCTCAAGTTCTGCACGGGTGGGGGCTGCGTCGTCTTCTGGCACTGCTTCCACGACTTCCACGGCTTGGGCTTGTGCCTGGGCTGCTGCCTCGGCTTGTTGGCGCAGCAAGCGGTGGTTGATGCCATCGATGGGCTTGGATGGCTTGCGAACCTTGACTGGCTTGCGGTTCTTGGCATATTTGGGGGTGAGGATCTTTTCCTGCATCACTTGGCCTTCTTTTTCATGGGCTTGGCGGTCTTGGCTGCGGCTTTGAAGTCAGCGGCTGTGGGTGCGCCTTTGGCACCAGGCTTGCGCATCTTTTCCTTGCTGCCTGCCTCGATGCGTGCACGTTTGGCGTTGATGTTGGCGTAGAGACCGGGCTTCATTTCATGGCCTTTTTTGGCGCTTTGCTTGGCTTGCCTGCTGCCTTGGCTGCTTTCTCGGCTGTGCTGAGAGCGATGGCCACGGCTTGCTTCATTGGCTTGCCTGCCTTCTTTTCCATCTTAATGTTCTTGCCGATGGACTTGCTCGAATAACCTTTGGTCAATGGCATGGGGTTCTCCTATTGAAAAAAGGGGGGCCGAAGCCCCCCAGTTTTTTGGCCAGATTACTGGTTGAACAACAAGATGCCGGACATCTCGGGGTTCTTGTTGACCACGCCGAACAGGGTGTCCATGCGGTACTTGATGGTCATGC